TAGTCGGCGATCAAGGTTCCGACGCCGGCCCCGCTCGGCTTGTACACGCCGAGGTAGGGCTGGAGCACGGCGAGCGTGCCGGTGGCGGCGAAGTTCACCAGACCTGTGGTGCTGACCTCGGCGCCGTCGATGAAGAAGCGGACGTTGGTGATGTCCGTCGCGTCGATCCGGTAGTAATGCCAGGCGCCGGCGATAACCGTCACGCCAGTCGCGACCGACTTCGTGGTGACGCCGTCGAAGGTCTGGATCAAGATCGCGCCGTTGGCCGTGGCGCCGAAACGTGCGTAGCAGGTGTTGTTGTTCGGCCCGTCGATCCATACAGACGCGAGGCCCCACACCGCTTGAACGCCGGTCGCGCTCGGAAGCACGGAAAGATTGACGCGCGTCTCGAAGATCGCGTGTTTGGTGATGTCGATCCCGAGATTGTCGCCCCAGTAAAGGACGGCGTCTTCCTTTTCCGAAGTCACGGCGAGCGTCGCGGCGACCTGGCCGCCCGCGGCGTTGGCGACGCCGGCGACCGTCGGCGCACCGGCGGCGGCGACGATCTTTGCGACCCACGGGTCGCCGTCAACCGCCGCCCCGGCGGCGGGGACAGCCACGGCGGACTGCCCGAGAAAATCGTCGGCGAAACGCAGCGCGCACATGATGTCGTGCGTCTCGTAGGTGAGGGTGTCCCAAACTTCGGCGTGGCCGCCGTTGATGCGAGTTTGCTGGTTGAGCAGAGACATGGCGGCCTCCGGCCGGGTGAAGGGGTGGCGCGAGGAGCGCGCCCGAGAGCGCGCCCCTTATGGCGAATGTGGTCAGGCGACCGTCGTCGGCGGGCTGGCGGCCTGAATGCGGTTCCACGGGATCAGCAGCGCCGAGGTGATGTTCGCCGCGGCGGACGCGCCGGTCGACACGGCGATGTGATTGAACCCGTTGGCCATGTCGAGACAGGTCTCGGGATTGATTTCGAACAGGACCAGTTTGTCCGCGACGTTGGCGTCGGTCGTGAACGTCGTCGCCGCCGTCTGCGCGACCAGCGCATCGGAGGTCGCCGTCGCGTCGTCGAGCCAAATCGGCACGGCAGCGCTGACCGCCTTTGATCCGGCGCCGCCCGAGGAAGTCGCCTGCAGAAGCGACAGCAGCACGGTGTTGGCCGCGCCCTGGTTGATCTTGACGATGATCCACGCCTTGAGCGCGTTGGCGAGATCGGCGTAGACGCTGATCCGGCCGGCGGCGTCGGCGGCGTTGGCGAGGAGGGTCACAGGGGGAAACTGCGACGCCATCTGGTATTGGGTGGACATGGGGAGGTTCCTTCGAAGCTGGAAACGGGGAAAGGAGCTGAGGGCGGGAGGCAGGGGAGGATTAGGCTACCTCCCGCCCTCGCGCGCCGGCGCGGTTAGCGCTGCGCGATGGCGACGAACGGCGACTTGGTCAGAGCGCCCTTGAAAGGCGTCATGGGCTTGGTCCACATCGGCTGGCCGTCAACGCGATAGGTGATGCGGAACACCATCTGATCGGTGAGGAAGGCGACGTGCATCGAAGTCGCGGCCTGGACGCCGCCCTTGTCGATCAGCGTGTATTGGCTGAGGTCGGCGAGCAAGATGTCACCGGGAGTGCCGAGTGCCGGGTTGTATTCGGTCACGACCACCGGGCGCCCGTAGAGGGTCGAATACGGCGCGCCGGACAGCCCGCCGGGCGGCGTATAGACAAGCTGGCCGCCGAGGCCGACCGCCTGGTTGAGCTGATTGAGCTGCGGTTCGCAGTCCTGATTGATGAAGAACACGCCGTTCTTCCGGCTGCGAATCCACTGCCGCGCGAACATGCTGTCGAGATTTTCGCGCACGATCGTCGCCGCGGCCTGCCCGGTCTGCTTAGCGATGGAAAGCAGCGACGGGTGCGAAAGCACGCCGAACGGCATGCCGGCGCCGGTTCCTTCGAAGATCGCGTCCTCGGTCATGAACATGATTTCTTCCGAGAACGCCTGGCCGGCGATCGCGGTCAGGGCCGTCGAGTCCCCCAGCAGTTCGTCGGTCGTGTACATGATCGAGAAGAGCTTCTTGAGGTTGAACTCGATCATGCGGAACTTCGGCTTGCTGGCCGTAGGCGCCGTCCCTTCGTCGACCCAGTAGGATTGCACGCCGCCCCAGCGCGACCCGGTGGCGCGGCTCGTTTCGTCGACGCCCGGGATTTTGAGCCCGTTGGAATTGGCGCTGATCGGGATTTTGTTGACGCGGCCGAGCACCTCGCCCATGTCGTGGGCAAGCATCCAGATCGCGGTGGAGAAATCGGTCTGGACCAGGAAGCCGCCGCCGGTCGGATCGATTTCGCCGGCGCCGGTCGGCGCGCGAACAAGGCGGCCGTCCTGCTGCGAGCCGCGGGTCATCGCGAACTGCTGCACGGCCTGGAGCTGCTCGCCGAGAGAGCGGAAGTGCTTCTCCGGCGTCAGTTGAAAGCCATTGCCAGCGAGTTCGGCGCGCGCGCGGGAGAGATAGCGCGAAAACTGCTGGCTCGCCGGGCCGACAAACGCGCGGGCGTCGCCGCCGACCGAAAGCGTTCGGTCAACGCCCAGATTGCGCGCCGGAGGCGTCCACACAGGCTCGGCATCGGGATCGGGCTCGCCGAGCGGGCGGGCCAGCGCGGCGGACTGCGCCCGCGCTTCCTCGGCGCGGACGATCAGACTGCGCATGGTCTCGATTTCGGCCTTTTTGGTCGCATAGAGCGCGGCGTCGGCGAGAACCGCGTCAGTGTTCAGTTCATCGACCGCCGCGCCGAGTTTGCGGCGCAGCTCAGCGAGCTTCTCCATAATACAGGCTCCATCTAATGCGGCGCTTCGCAGCGCGGCGGGGAAAACACGTCTCACGACGTTTCGGCCGAGCTTGCCCAAGGCTCAGTTAAGGGCAATCCGGCAATGGGCCGGAAGGGTTAAAGGGTCGTTTTGATGCGAATGGCGTCGGCCTGGCGGGCGCGCAGCGCGCGCGCCTCTTCGTCGCCATCGTCTTTCTCAGGATCGGCGTCGACGTTCTGGTCAATCACCGATCGCACTAGGCCGCGCGCCGTCTCCATGTGGTCGTGCGCGTCGCGCAGGCAGCGCTCGTTGTCGGCAGACAGGACGCGTCCGGCGCGCGCGAGCGGCGTCGGGGCGGCGCGGTCGACGGTGAAGGCGACGCGTTTGCCCTCGGCATGGGCGCGCATCGCCTGAACGAGCATCGCCAGCGCGGCGGGCTCGAGCCGGCGCAGGGCGCGGAACGCGGCGCGCTTGAGGCCGGAGCCGGCCGCCATTTCCATCACCTCGCCGACGGGCTCGGGATCATCCTTGGCGGCGAGCAATTCGGTTACTTCCTCGACCGTCATTTTGATCAGCGTCTCGCCGAGCGCCTTCATCGCGGCCAGAAGCTCGGCCGGAACGGTGCTGCCGTCTTCCTCGCACGCCGCCTCATATTCGGCGCTGGCTTGTACGCTGCCCAAATCGTCGAGCAGCATCGCCAGCCAACCGACAGTCCAAAGGCAGCGCTTGGTCATCGCCGGCGCCGCGGGCGCCGTGGCCGGCGGATCGACGATTGGCGTCGGCGCGGACTCTGCGGTCGGCTCGTCGAGCAGCAGGAGTTCGGGCGGCGGGTCGGATTTGGCGCGATGATTGACGGCCATCTTGGCTTCCTTTCGCAACGTCTCAAGCTCGCGCCGCGGGAGCGTGGCGAAGCCGCCGAGGTCGAGCGCGCGCGTCGCCCAATCGAAGATCGGCTGCGTGTCGATACCGGCCGCGCGGGCGCTCACAAGCGCGCTGGCGAGCGCCGGGACGGGCACGGAGCTGGCCTCAATCAGTTCCACCTCGGAAAAATCAATGCCGCCTGGGCGGCTCTTGTCGGCGGCGTACTTCCACTTAATCGGAAGCCACGACACGCTCGATGCGTTGATAAAACCGCTTTTGGTCAAGCGGAAAATCGTGTCGGCAAACGGAAATTCGTCGCGCTCGGCGTACTTGACTGTGCCACGAAGCTGCGCGCCGACGGGGCCAATTTCGAGGAAGCGGCCGATCGGCGGCGCGCCGGTATCGTGCGCCCACAGATAAACCGGATTTGCGCGGAAGCTGTCGAGCCGCCAGCCGGCCGTCAAAATTGTGTGTCCGTCTCTCGCGACGCTTTCGTCGGAAAGAATATGTTCGATCGTCCGATCGCCTTCGGCGCGCACCGTTACCGGCGCGGCGGTCGCCAGGCGCATGAACCTCTGTCCATTGACTGCGTATCCCCTGATCGCGGGCATTTGTGATCCTCTTGAACCGCGTGCGTTGT